TTTATTTCTTTTTCCTCTTCTTAGGTTCTTTGGCCTCAGAGTATGCAATAGCAACAGCCTGATTGACAGGCTTTTTACCTATCTTAACCTCAGTCTCTATGTTCTTTTTAAACCCTGGACTACCAGGTTTTGCGCCTTTAATCAACGGCATTGTATTATCCTTAATTAATAAATGCCCCCATTGCTGAGGGCAGAGTATCATCAATCAGCTTTAAGTAAAGTAATCTTTAAATAAGCGCTGTTTGTTTGAGCATTTGTGCCAAGAGTAGGAGCGGTTAACACAACAGTCGCAACTGATGTATTAGCAAGTTCTAGCACATCTCCCTTGTCACAGTGTACAAACACATCCGCCACAATCTCATTGGCCTTTTGCTCAGGGCTAATAGTCATGTTAGCAAATGTAGAGCCTGGTACTATCAATCCATTTCTGAAAAGCGATAATGTCCAAACTGGCAATGGGCTTGCGATCGGGTTTAAAGACCCACACAAACCTGTTGCTACATCGTACCAACCGGCAAGATTTACAGTTATCTTACCGTTTGCACCTGCCATGCTCACATCAATATTAGATGTTGCAAAGACAGTGTTTTCAAGTGTAACTACCTGTCCAGCTTGGTTCGGCGCAGGAGAAGCAATAAGGTTTTGAGTTTGTATACTGTAAACTTCTGCAAACTCAACAGCTCCAACTGGGGGATGGTCGCCACCACAATTTACACAAGAACCCGGAATACCTTGGGGGCCTTGAATTCCTTGAGGGCCTTGCAAACCATCTTGTCCACGGGGCCCTTGCACACCTTGTTCCCCTTGAACGCCTTGCATAGATTGACAGCAATCACATTTACACTTGTGATGATCGTGTTCGTTACTCATAATTTTTTATCCTTTAATGATGTTGAGAGAAACTTCTAAATTTAAATCTAAGTCTAAATCTACGTCTATTACAACATCATTAAGGCTAAATTTTGTGTAGTTAAGTTATCCTTTAAACCGTAAATCATTCTTGCCGTAATTAGCCATGCTCTGCTCTGGCAGATTGCGTGACGCTCCAGCATGTCTGTAAGTACTAGTTTGCTGAAGAGATTCGCGTTCTAAATATATGTTGTTGCGAGTAGATAGATAGCCGTCAGGCTTCTGAGATGTGTATTTAGCGCCCATTATTTATCCTTTAAATTATGTAAATGCTCAATTACTTTCTTTGTTGCATTACAAAAATCTTGGTCTATTATCATGAGATATTCAGATTCTTCGTAGTAAGGTTGTAAATCTAGATTGTCAGTCACGATATTATGTATCACTTTACAGCGCATAAATCGCACATCTATCATATAAGTATCATCGCCTTCTTTTAATTCACTCATCAGTAACCACAGTCTTTCTTGCCATCTTTTTTGCCGTCTTTCTTACCGTCTTTCTTTTTAGACATCTTCATTTCTTTGCCCATCTTGCTTGACATCTTCTTCTTTTCTGCTGCTTTCATTTTTTACTCCTTGTAATTTATCTACGCGTTTACTTAATTCTTCGAGCAATGCATTTGCACCGAAATGTTTGTTCCAACGTCGCTCTAAAAGCCATGCGTGAGCTTGCCAGCGCTCGGGTGCAGAAGCGATCATATCTGTATGTTCCATGACTTTTTGCATTTCTGCTTTCTTTATGCCCTGCAAAAAGTCAGAATATTCCGATTCAATATGATTGTCTAAATCATCCGCACCTTGGTCTAACCAGTAATATAGCGTGCGCTCTGATATGCCATTGGCTTCTGCAGCTAGTTGATAGGGAACACGTCTTGATATAGCAGATATAATATTAGCTGTGCGTTCGGGCGTAAATTTCGATGGTCGTCCCATTGGTTCGGGAACGTAATCTTTGTGAGACCTTCCAGCCATAGTAGTACTCATCCTTAAGTTATTTGATCAAATCATAGCACGCAAAAAAAATAATGCAAATAAATATAAAAATATGTTGACATGCTGAAATGCTAATGTATAATAGCATCTTATCAACAACAAACAGAGAGATAAGAAAATGAATCATTTTAATGAACAACTAGCAAGAATGTCTTACGAAGATGCTCTTTTATTCCCAGGAGCAGAGATTTCATGCCATGGTGTTGTGACAAAAGACCCTAATTGTAAAATGATGTCTTATTACAAATCAAAGCCAGGATTGCCGACATGCGGGCTGCAGGCAATGTCAGATGCAGAAATTCGTGATATAGCATTACATCAAGATGAATAATAACAGGAGATAAGAAAATGACTGAACTACTACCATGCCCGTTTTGTGGAAATGAAGAAAACAATGGAATTTGTTGGAAAAGTGATAATTATGTTTGCGTATGTTGCGGATCTTGTGGAGCTGAAGGGGCTAATCAGGAAGACGAAGAAGAAGCAATAAAATCATGGAACACTAGAGCAAGATTGAATCACGAAGCAGAATTCTTTCAGGGATGTTTGTACACAAAATATGCAATTAAAGAAGCTATTGATAAATTAAAAACATGGGAAAAGCCATTTTAAGAAAATGAATAGGGCTCAATCAAGAGCCCCATACCTGCTTATTCAACAGATAACTATGCATATCTCGTTTGTTTCAATCCACGCGCTAGGAGAAGCGCGAACTATCAATTCCCTCCAGCTTGGAGGTTAACGCAAGAATCATATATAAAAATGATTCAGTTTTTTTCTAAGCTTTCAGCATGAAAGTTAACATTACAACCCGCGCATTATATCTCAAAATACAAAGAAATCAAATAATAAATAGCCCTACGTTAATAGGGCTACTAGGAGTGGCTCTTTCTGAAAATCTACAATAAAAGCGACAAAATAAAACCGTATGCGATAACTATATTCTGTCTCATTTATATCATAACTCAAAAAGTTAAATAGTCAAACGCTGTTATCAACAACCAGGGCAAACCTACACTAGATGCAAATATTAATGCCAAACTGCTATAAAAATACTTATCCTTCATTCTCCCTAACCCCTTTCCAGTTTACTCACTGCGTAGTAAACAAAATTCAAGACTCTTTGGCAAGCTTTTTAGACCGTTTTGTTCCACATTTTTCACACGCATTTTTACGTAAAATAGCGACAATTATTACAAGCACTACAGCCTCAATTCCGCCCATGCTTGAAAGACTTAATAGACTCGCAATATCTCCTTCTAGTGTCTTAGCTAGATTAATGACAGTCGAAATAAAATCGTAAGAGCAAATTGCAGCAGGTATGGAAACCGCAACATGAGGTTTTGACCGAATGTATTTTTTTATACTTTTCACGACTGCCTCCTTTCATTACTTTATGAGTTCAAAGTGTACTAAATCCCTGAATTTTTCATCATCAATGTTCTTATTTTCATTCCAATCACCTCCGTACCGCACTGAATGTCCCATAAACCCATCATTTTTCAATTTTACTGCTATACCCAATACAAACCCAGCGAACCAGTAGAAACGTTTGAAATTACCCCATTCTATGGGAAATGGCGCTACATCGACTGCAAGAGAAGGTAATTGGTTGTGGTTGCCATGTGGCCAATCCAGTTTTGAATGTACACTCGCAAATGCTTCGTGTTGCGCTTCTTGTCCGCGATGACCTTCTAGCACCTTGCAATCGAAATGCTTGATCACCTCATTGAACAAAACTTGCAAATCAGGATGACAGGTTGATAATTGGCGTAGTGACTCAGCGCTAAATCTTGCCATTTTAAATCCCCCTCGGACGAAGATAATTGTTAACTGTCCTCACTGCATCATCAAAACCGTAGCAAAAAAAGGCGGCAAATCCAACATCTTTTACAATTCTTTGAAATTCCTCTTGAGCTAGCCAAGTGTCGGTCATGCGCTCTGAGCGAGAATAAGTTCTATTGCGTTTCATCTCTACAAACAACCCATGATATCCACCGCATGGATAATAAATAAACAGGTCGGAAACCCCCGCTCTAAGCCCTAGTAACTTCGCATGCCATCCCTGGGCTGGGGTTCTGGCTCCTTCATTGTCGATCTTGCAAAAAAGGTTTTTCAGTAAGTGGTGCGTGCTCAGCCATTTTACGAATGCCCTTTGTTCCTGAGCTTCGGTTGCAATCTTAGGTTTTGTAAGTACCGCTACTTTTCTTCTGGCCATCCTTAGCCCCTTCTGTTGTCAATGGTGAATCATGCACAAATGGTGCCACTAAATCCTAGCTCGAACTAGATAACCCATCTTTCCCCGATAGACCAGGGTTTTGGGGTTGACCTGCGTGACTTCCTATTTTCCCAGATTCTCCAGGCTGGAGTTTCTGGGTTTTCGTAACCCCAAACATCAGTCTCTCTTCTACTTCCTCATAACATCGTATAGCTTCCTCTATTTTCTCCTCAGGATATGCCGCTAATACTTCCCTACAAACCTGTCTCAAGAACTCAATCTCATCCCCGCCATGCAAATCTGAGACTTTTCTTATCAATAGGCAAAGATAGTTCTTTCGAGCTATCCATAGCCCTTTGTTCATTATTCCCCCCAAGTCTGGTAAACGCGAGTAGGCTTATCATATCGCCGTACGGGTTCTTCAGGTTCTACTTTCGCATTGGGATTGTAGCCAAGTTCTTTCAAGAGAGATTGTTGTTCAATCATGTTCAAAAACTTTCTGCGTTGATACATGTAGTTCACAGGCAATATCATCACTTTCGTCTCAGGTATAGAAATCAAGTACTCTCTAAACTCGTTGTAAACGGCTTGATCAAAATCTCTAGCCCCGGGTCGTATTTTATTTTCGTCAAACTCTTTGTACGGCAAACCTTTGCACTCGAGTTTTGCATCTTCAATCTTTTGCTGATATTCGGCTAAGCGCTCTCTAAAAGACTTCCGCTCTTCTACTGTGGGTATTTTAGGAGGTGGTGGCAGCTCTTTAGGTTTAGCATTGAAGACTTCTAGTTGTGCCCAACATTTTTCAGGGTAAAGCATAAACTCAGATTCTGCGTCTTTATAAGCATCCTTAGATTTCTCTAAAATATCATCTTCTTTGCCGTTGCTTAAAGTCCATGAGCCTATTATGTCATACATCATTTTGACAATAGGGTGGCTAAAGTCACGAGCCATCATCATGCGTATAGCGTCATGAGGTTGTAGAAAACCAGAGTATTTTTTGCATAAGTTTTCAAACTGTCCGAAAGTGGGTGGGAAGTTTGGGAACTTATTAAATGTCTCTTTAGTAGCTAGCACAAGAGTTTTATAGTCATACTGGCTTAAGTCATTACGCCAATCATCAATGCACTCATCCCAGTTGGGATTAGCTCCTAGCCTATTAGTCCATGGAGTACCGTACTTATTAGCAAACTTTGCAAACAAATTAACAATGTTTTCCCTTTCACAAGTAGCATTCAGTAAAGTTACCTTGTTCATCGTAATACCCCCTCTTTGGTGATTGTTTTTGTTTAGCCATGGTTTGGTGGAAATTGTCAGTAGATTGCTGTTTGCCTGTAGATCCTCTTGGCCTTATATCAAGTTCATCTGTCCAACGTTCTTGGTTTAAGTAGGTAAGTGGGTTGGGGATATATCCGTCTATCCATGAGCGATCATTTGCAATCTGCGCTTCAACTTTTGCGATGATCTCCTCTGCGTGGGCGTCTAATTTCTTTGATATCCATTTTTGTTCACAGACTACTTTCCCTTTTTTAAGAGGATAGACTTCCCAGAAATCATCAAAACGAGAAGAAATTTTTTGGGGAGATATAGAGGGGTTTTTAAGTTCTTCTTTTAGATTCTCTCTTTTAGATTCAGTGTCCCAAATTTGGGACTGGTCACCCGTCCCGTTTTTGGGACTGGTACCCGTCCCGTTTTTGGGACTGGTCACACTTTTGGAACCAGTACCGTTTTTGGGACTGGTGAACTCTGATAATGAGTTATCTACGTATGTAAGTCTCATTACTGGTATTTGTCCAGAACGTCCTTTAAATTCACCTGAGTATTCAAGAAGTTTTTTATCAATTACAGATTGACGTACCTTAATAATTGTTTTTCTATCGAGCGTACTATCTGCAATAAGCCTATCGATAGATGGCCAACACTCATGAGCTTCACCAGCTCTATTGGCACATGCGAGAAGGAATAGTTTTTCGCTAGATGTTACTTTTGATTTAGGCAGTCGCCAGGTGGCAGCTGTAGCTTCTACACTCATTAGTTAACTCCTTTTAATAATGATTTAAACGCTTCATGCGCATAATAAAAGTATAATGAGAAAATATGTATTAAAGAAAGGTTGTTATTAGAATGTTTCATCGATATAATTGCCTTGTCGTATGGATGCTAAGCGGTGTTACTTGCCAAAGCGTGCATCCGGTTGTAAAGAATGAATAAGAATCTTGGCGGATATGGTATTCATTCGGTTTATAAAAGTTCTCGCAGGCGGGAACATGAAGTGCCCGCCCTTAACTTCCAAGTATTATGCCCCAACTCAATTAATAAGTCTAT